TTTGCTCGATTATTATCATTGGTCGAAACGGTTTTATGTAGAACGCGAATTTACCTATCAATCATTCGCGAATATTTTGCGCCAATTAACGCGGCTTCACGATGTAGAAATGTCGTCGAATATTCGATATGGTGAATCGACGTATGCCATCGAATATTATATAGCAAAAAGAATGAAAAATAAATGAAAGAAAATGAAAAAATAATAAAATGAAAAATAAAAGAAAAATGTCCATAATTGTATAATGAAAGCTTGGAAGATAGCCGCTCTAGTCGTGGTTCTCGGCGTTTTTTCTGTATATGGCGGTTCTTTAAAAAAGATATTTACATTAACTGAACCAGATGAATATGACATGGTGAAAAAATATCTGTTGAATGATTCACCTCTTTATGGATATAACAAACCGAAAATCTGGATTCATACAAAATATGATATCAATGCGCGTAAATGGAAGGATTTTTATTCCAGAAACACATATGACCTCAATCAACCCTACATTCATTTGACTATTAAAAGCATTATCCACCATTGTGGCGAAGATTTCCATATTTGTTTGATAGATGATGAAACCTTTAGCAAATTGATACCTACTTGGGATATTGATCTTTATAAGATTGCTGAACCTTTGCGTTCTCAATACCGTCAATTGGGATTAGCACAACTCATCTATTATTATGGTGGAATGGTGGTTCCTAACTCGTTCTTATGCAAACGCAATTTGCTAGAGATGTATGAAAGGGGAACAGACGGAAAGAAACCTTTTGTATGCGAAGCCGTCAATCGCACTGCTAACTTGGCAGTAGGAACGCAAAATCTCCCCTTTATTCCTGATACCTATTTTATGGGAGCTAAGAAATCGGACCCTGTCATAAAGGATTATATTGAATATCTAAAAGAAAGATCTAAAGGAGGTCATATCACGAATGTATATGAGTTCTCTGGTGATACTTCTGTAGGATGTATGGGGACCATTCAACAATCAAGAATGAACCTAATTGGTGGTGAATATATCGGAATAAAAACCAATAAAAGAAAACAGGTTCTCATCGAAGATTTATTAGAAGACAATTATTTGGATTTGAATGAGAACACTTATGGAATTTATATTCCGGAAGATGAAATTCTGAATCGTCCTAAATTCCAGTGGTTTTCAGTTCTAACATCAGAGCAGATATTAGAAGCTAATACCTTTTTGACAAAACACATAAAGGCTTCGATGTTGGATGCTCTGACGATTTATAAACAGAAGAAAGAGGGGGACCGTGATAACTCGCCGATTTCAATATAAAGCATATCATTATCATTATTACGAGAACTTGTCATATTATATCTTTATGACAATTTCTAAATTATACCAGTGAAGATTTAGATAGCGCTTCCGACAGTGGCGGCGTTGGCAGAATCAGACCCGGAGACAGTAGCAGGGGAAAGTTCTCCTCCTAAAGCAGCTCCACCCTTCTTGGAAGAGGAACGTCTGGATTTTGATTCCTTCTTGAAAGAACCGAAAACACCCTTCTTGGTGAAATAACCGGCCTTCTCAAGACGTCTTTCCTTCTTAGCAGTCTTGCTCTTCTTCAAACTGACAATACGGCCGTGTCTAAGAGTAAGAGCAGACTTGAGAAGTCCTCCAGGTGTCTTATAGGCATTCTCGTGCCAGACTTGGATACGAGAACCACGAACAGCTTTGTAAGTCTTTCCCTTAATGTGGTAGAGACCATCTTCTTGTTTAACGGGGCGTTTCATTATATAATATATTACGAGATTTTCCTGTATAATAGGTTCTCGAAAATGTCCTAAAGAAAGGTTCAATATGAGAACGTCGGACCACCTAAAGAACACGTTTTTTTAGGATAAGAAGTCGATGCAAGGGTGGTTCCATTAGATGTTGCAAATTGAGCATAACGCATTCGACAACTGATACTAGTGTTATTCGTGGCAGTATTCAATTTACTTGTTTTTGACAGTGGCAATGCTTTTGGAGAACATAAACAGGGGTTTCCAACACCATTCGGGGTATAATACGTCTTAAAATATGGGTTTAAGACAGATCTATCGATATTCATATGATATATATTTGTTTATGATATTGTTTATGATTATGGGTTTGTCTGTGTTATAACACTGATTAAAAATTTGCTTGTTCTCGGGGGATTGACACCAGTTCCGTATAAGATATTATACATATTTCCATTTGATATATTTGAGGAAAGTCCATGGAAATTCCACGAAGAAATATCTTGTGTAAATGAAGAACAGTTATTAAACAGATTAATCATAGATGTTACATTCTGGGTGTTCCAACTATCTAAAGGTGTATTGAACGAACTGCAACTCTCGAATGTAGATGTTAAATCAGTAACCTGTGAGACATCCCATCCAGCAATGTTTCCGAAATTAGTAGCAGTAGATCCATAAAAGCATGAATTCAATGAATGGTTCGGGATAGTTGGAACATCTGTGGCTGTGATTTGTCCAGCAAATTGATAAAACGCAGCAGTATGGGTTCCTGTCATTAGTGCTAAAGGAATACCTGCGAATTGTGTAATATTAATAGAAGGTTCATTGTAATAAGGGGTTGATACGAAGCTGAGACCATCTTGAGGAGACTGTTTCGAATAACTAATCCAATAGATAGCGACAGTAGCAATCGACCCGACAACAGTAATCGATGATTGAAGTCCAATAAAAGACCCGCCTGTATTGATAACGGGGAGAACCGACCCTGCGCTCAAAAATACTGCATTGGATATTTTAAAGGAGAAAGTAGATACTTTGAAACCAGAAGCAACTATTTGTAATGTAGTAAATCCTGCACTAGACAATTGTTGATAAGTAAATCCAGCATATGTCCATTGGTCACTTGTATAGGTGGTTCCAGATAAGTCAGAAAGAAGAAATCCGTCGTTGATAAGTTCTCCAATCGAGAACCCAGCCGATTGTAATTGGGGTGGATAAATATTTGCGCTAGCCCATTGTGTCTTTGTAAAAGAACAATTACTTAAATCCGATATTTGGAATCCATCAGAAAGAAGACTGCTTAATGCAAATCCAGCAGTAAAAAGTTGAGGCGCAGTATATCCGGCAGATATCCATTGTATATTTGTATAAGAACAACTACTCAAATCTCTCAAAGCATAACCAGCGGTTATTAACTGGCTAATAGAGAACCCAGCACCGAATAATTGGGCGGGACTATAATTCGCACTAGCCCATTGGTTCTTTGTAAAACTGCAACTAGAGAGGTCAGAAAGCAGAAATCCATCATTGATTATCAATTGGTTGATGGAATAACCCAAATTATATAACTGTAAGGCGGATATTCCGGCAGTTATCCATTGGGTTCTCGTAAAAGTTCCTCCGCTAATATCGACTAATGAGAACCCATCGGTTGTCAATTGGGTAACAGTAAATCCGGCAGCCGCCAAGTTTCCGACGGTTTGTCCAGCGGCAGTCCATTGGGATTTGGTATATGTAGAATTGCTGAGGTCATTCAATTGAAATCCATTAGAAATCATCTTTGTGACACTATATCCGGAATTATATAATTGGAGGGGCGTTACTTGTGCCGCTGTCCATTGATTCTTGGTATATGTTCCTGCACTGATATCGATAATAGAGAACCCATTATTAATGAGCTGAGTAGGAGTGTATCCGGTTGCCTCCAAGTTTCCTAGAGTTTGTCCGGCTGATGACCATTGGCTCTTTGTGAAAACTCCAGCGCTAATGTCAGAAAGAGAATAACTATCGGTTAAGAGTTGTAGTGGTGTAAAACCCGAATTGATTAAATTACCTACAGTTTTACCAGCAGAGGTCCATTGTGTTTTTGTGATGGTTAGACCACTGAGGTCTATAACTGAAAATCCGGCATTGTTCAAAAGCTGGCCTGGAGTGTAGCCGGCAGAAATGAGATTTCCAGGAGTATATCCTAAAGAAATAAATTGCGATTTTGTAAAATTGCCCGCACTAATGTCATAAATAGAATATCCATCGGTTAAGAGTTGGCTAACAGTGAAACCGGCACTCATCAAATTACCAACTGTTTGACCAGCTGTTGCCCATTGTGTCGGTGTGAAAATACCCGAACTAATATCTCGTAGTTGATATCCGTCATTAATCAATAATTGTTTAGGACTATATCCGACGGCAATCAAATTCCCTGCGTTGTATCCAGCGCTTGCGAATTGTGCTGGTGTAAAAGACCCTGAACTAATATCGATTAAAGAGAAACCATCGGTAAGGAGTTGAGTAGCAGTGAAACCGTTTCCGATGAGATTTCCTACGACCTGTCCTGCTGCCGTCCATTGGGTCTTTGTATAGGGATTATTCGAAAGGTCATTGAGAGTAAATCCCTGGCTGACCATTTTGGTTATGGAGAACCCCGACGAATATAATTGTAGGGGTGTTACCTGGGCAGTATTCCATTGCGACTTTGTAAATGTTCCTGCACTAATATCCACTATGGTATAACTATCCGCCAAGAGTTGGCTAGGTGTATATCCGGCACTAATCAAATTCCCCACGATTTGACCAGCTGTTGTCCATTGTGTCTTTGTGATAATGGAAGCACTAAGGTCAGAAACCGTAAATCCAGTTGTTAGCACTTGTGAAAGTGAATAACCATAACTAATCAAATTGCCCACTGTTTGACCAGCAGAAATCCATTGTGTTTTTGTGAAAACGCCTGCGCTAATGTCAGAAAGAGTATATCCGTCATTTACCAATAACTGGTTAGGAGTATATCCGGCGGCTATCAAATTTCCAGCTTTGTATCCATAAGCTGCGAACTGTGCGGGAGTAAAATAACCAGCACTAATATCGGATAATGAGAACCCATCAATTAAGAGTTGAGTTGCGGTGAAACCGTTTCCAATAAGATTTCCTACAGTCTGTCCGGCAGTTGTCCATTGGGTCTTTGTATATGGAGCATTCGAAAGATCCACAATTGTAAATCCTTGACTAACTAATTTAGTAATGGAATAACCTGCAGATTGTAATTGAGGAGGTGTTATACCAGCAGCATACCATTGCGACTTTGTATATGTTCCTGCTGAAATATCGACGAGTGTATAACTATCAGCTAAGAGTTGGCTAGGGGTATATCCGGTTAATTCCAAATTGCCTACTGTTTGACCAGCCGCGTTAAATAATGTTTTAGAGAAAGTGTATCCGCTAATATCTGATAGGGTATAACTATCGAGAAGTAATTGACTTGGTGTATAACCAACCGCAATGAGATTGCCAACGGTTTGACCAGCAGCAGTCCATTGACTCTTTGGGAAAACGCCAGAACTAATATCAATAAGAGTGAAACCACTTTGGTTTAATAACTGTTTTGGATTATAACCTACAGAAATCAAATTTCCAGCATTAAATCCAGAACTAGCAAATACCGATTTCGATATGGGGATTGCGCTAAGGTCAGAAAGGGAAAATCCGTCATTTACTATTTGAGAAATGGTATATCCAATTGTATATAAATTACCTGCACTCTGTCCAGCAGCAATCCATTGAGTTTTATTTATGACAACATTACTAAGGTCAATGAGTTGATAACCATCATTCAATAGTTGAGTAATAGTATATCCTACAGAAACCAAATTGCCGACAGTGTAGCCAGCGGCAACAAACGAGGATTTGTTTATGACAACATTACTGAGGTCTGTTAGCGAATATCCATCGGCTAATAATTGTGTGCCGGTATAACCAGCAGCAACCAAGTTACCTATTGTCTGACCAGCCGCGGTGAATGAGGCTTTTGTATAATTGGCTCCACTAACATCCGATAGTGTAAAACTATCATTAAGTAGTTGTGTAAGAGTAAATCCTGAGCTAATCAAATTCCCAGAATTGTATCCAGCGGTAGCATATTGGGTTTTTGTGAAAGTACAATTACTCAAATCATTGAGTTGATACCCGAGACTAATTAATTGAGTAATAGTATATCCTTGTGACTGTAAATAAGGAGTGCCGATACCATTGGCGTCGAATTGTGCTTTTGTATAAGTGCCACCAATTTCAGAGAGTGTAAAACCAGCTGTAGTAAGTTGAGCAACGGTAAATCCAGCAGTAGCTAATTGTGAAGCACTATATCCAGCTGCCTTCCATTGAGTGCTTGTATATGTGCTTGTAGTAAGGGTCGAAAGAGTATATCCAGCACTAATCATTTGACTGATGGTATAATAAGTAGATAAAGCAGCAACAGAATAACCAGCCGTTGCTAATTGGGAAATGGTAAATCCTCTACTAGAAATTTCAGCAATCGTCCAATTAGCGGCATAAAATTGTGCGGCAGTATAAGATGATAAAGCAGTAGAGTAGTTAGTATTAGGAGTATAAGTTATACTTTTGGCTGTGAGGGCGTTTGCAAGAGTGGTTGATATAGGTAAATAAGGTGGCATAGATGTTAGATTTTGTGATGTTTTTAATGTGCTATTATTAGATAAGTTTGTCAAATACGCAATTGTATTTGTAGGGTTCATACTAGGAGGAACCGCACCATATGCTAATCCATTTGATAACATACTGGTATAATTCCAGTTACCAATAGATGGTTGATTAAATTTAGTATTATTTTGAAACATATATTGCATCCATATAACCTTTGATGTATCCCACTTACTTATATCCTGATTAAAGACAGGATTTGAATTATTACTACCAAACATAGCCTCCATAGTTGTTACTTTTGATGTATTCCAATTACCTATCGGTTGATTAAATGAAGTGCTTTGATAAAACATAGCATACATCGTTGTAACATTTCCAGTATCCCAATTACAAATCGACGGATTATTAAAAGTAGAACCTTGAAACATAGTTTGCATGTCTGTCACATTTGAGGTATTCCATCTACTAAGATTCAGATTAGCCAATCCAGTATTAGATTGTGTTTGATTAAACATATCTCTCATAGTTGTAACTCCAGAAACATCCCAATAATTAATATTACTGATATCATTTGCGTTTGCTGTAGTAGCATAAAAACAACTACACATCGTTTTATTAGGAATGGTAGGATAATCACTTGCTGTAATTTTCCCAGCAAAATTATCAAAAGAACCAATATTTGTAACATTCATATTAACTAATGGAACTCCACCGAATTGTTTTATATTCAAACTAGGGTGATTTTTATAAGTCGTACTACAAAATGATAACCCGTCGCTTCCGCTTTTATTTGTATATGATGTCCAAGAGCAAGTCACAGTCATGGTTGAACCAACAACTGAAGCTGAATTCGTTAGTCCGGTAAAAGAACCACCCGTATTTACAATGGGATAACCACTCCAAGTAGCGGTTGTAGAAATGTCAAAAATAAACGATGGCATGTTTATATATAATCATCTGTCTATAAAATTTTATAATAAAATTGATTTAATCAGAAGTCTTTATGACAACCATATACTCCCCCATTACAATGTCCGCCAAATCATCCAAAACACAGTCTGCTAACTTAGCCCAGCAATATCAGCAAAAAACTGACAAGCAACATATTCTCGATAATCCTGATACATATATCGGTTCGGTTGAAAAGGTCGATGCCAATATGTGGGTATTCGATAATCAAACGAATCAGATTGTCCTAAAGGAAATTGTGTATGTGCCTGGTTTATATAAACTATTCGACGAGGGTATTGTCAATGCTCGTGATCATGTTGTTCGTATGATTTCATCAACGGCAGAGAACAAAAAGGTTGTGAGTTGTATCGAGACAACAATTGCCGACGACGGCACGATTACCATTATGAACGACGGTAATGGTATCGATATTGCTAAACATCCTGAAAATGGTTTGTGGATCCCAGAAATGATTTTTGGTCATTTACGCACATCTACGAATTATGATAAGGATGAAAAGCGCATTGTCGGTGGTAAGAACGGATTCGGTTTTAAACTTGTTCTCATATGGTCAACTTATGGCTATATCGAAACCGTTGATCATACCCGTGGTCTTAAATACACACAAGAATTCAAATCGAACCTTGATATGCTGTGTCCTCCTGTTGTCACAAAGGCAACTACTAAGGTTCCATATACCAAGGTGGTTTTCAAGCCAGATTATGCTAGACTGCAGATGCCCCAAGGATTGACACCGGATATGTTGGCTCTTTTGAAGAAACGTGTATATGATATCGGCGCAGTGACTGACCAGTCTGTCAAAAAGGTAAAAATAATGTATAATGGCGCTTTAGTGCCTGTCAAGAATTTCCAGCAATATATCGATTTGTATTTGGGTGTGAAGGACGCAGACAAACCAGAGACGAAACGTGTCTATGAATGTCCTGAAGGCAAATCGGGTGAGCGTTGGGAATACGCGGTTGGTCTATCTTCCTCTCATGAGTTTGTCCAAGTATCATTCGTAAATGGTATTTGCACTCATAAGGGTGGTAAGCACGTCGATTATATTATGGGACAAATCACCCGGAAGCTCGTCGAATACATTGAGAAAAAGAAGAAGGTCAAAGTGAATGCTTCGGCTATCAAAGAGCAATTGATATTGTTTTTGAGATGTGATATTGAGAACCCCGCATTTGATAGTCAAACAAAGGATTTCATGAATACGCCTTCGGCGAAGTTCGGTTCGACATGTTCTGTTTCTGACGGTTTCATAGAAAAAATAGCGAAAATGGGTGTCATGGATTTAGCGTGTGCTCTCACGGATGCCAAGGAATCGAAAGCCGCGAAAAAGACGGATGGTTCTAAAGTAAAAACCGTTCGTGGAATACCGAATTTGATTGATGCCAATTTCAGTGGAACGGAGAAATCGAAGGATTGTATTCTCATTTTGTGTGAGGGGCTCAGTGCCATGTCCGGTATTGTATCTGGTTTGTCCTCATCGGACAGAAACACAATTGGTATTTTCCCTCTCAAGGGAAAAGTCTTGAATGTGCGTGGTGAAAAATCTGCTAAAATAAATGAAAATAAAGAAATCGCAGCCATCAAGAAAATCCTAGGATTGGAATCGGGCAAGAAATACAAATCTATCGAAGACGTTCATAGTTCTCTACGATATGGTCGTGTTATGGTTATGACTGACCAGGATTTAGACGGTTCGCATATCAAGGGACTATGTATCAATCTCTTTCATAGTGAATGGTCAAGTTTGTGTGAAATCCCAGGTTTCATCTGCTTTATGAATACGCCTATATTGAGGGCCAAGAAGGGGCAACAGACAGCATTGTTCTATAATGACGGCGAATATGAGACATGGAAACAGTCATTTGGTCCAGATGGTCCTAAAGGATGGACTATCAAATATTTCAAGGGATTAGGAACATCAACCGCAGTGGAGTTCAAAGAGTATTTCGCACACAAGAAAATCGTCGGTTTCACACATAGCGGACCACTAAGCGACGACTCGGTCGATAAGGTTTTCAACAAAAAGCGTCCAGATGATCGTAAGACGTGGTTAGAAAACTATGATAAGACGGCTTATTTGAATACTAACCAGGCACAAGTATCATATGAAGAGTTTTTCGACAAAGAAATGATCCATTTCAGTAAATATGATTGTGAGAGGTCGATACCGAACATGGTGGATGGCTTAAAGACGTCACAAAGAAAGGTTCTATATGCCGCATTCAAACGCCGGATGACAACAGAAATGAAAGTTGCTCAATTCACAGGATATGTAGCAGACCATTCATGTTACCATCATGGCGAGGCATCTCTAAATGGTGCTATTGTGAAAATGGCGCAGAATTTCGTCGGGTCAAACAATATCCATCTGCTCAATCCCAATGGCCAGTTTGGGACAAGATTACAGGGCGGTGATGATGCCGCGTCAGAAAGATATATATTTACTCAATTGAACCCTCTGGCTCGTCTCATCTTTCCAGAGCCCGATGATGCTGTTCTTAATAATCTCAATGACGACGGGTCTATTGTCGAGCCAGAGTTTTATGTGCCTATCTTGCCATTTTGTCTTGTGAATGGTGTCTCGGGTATTGGCACTGGATTTTCCACAGATATTCCGTCATTCAATCCTAGAGCAATCGTCTCTTATTTACGTGCCAAACTGGCATCAACGCCATATCCAAGTGATACATTCGTGCCTTATTATGAGGGATTTAAGGGATCTGTCACAAAGGTTCAAGATAACAAGTATCTCATTAGGGGGACATATACGAAAATAGGCGAAGACAAAATCAAGATAACGGAGTTGCCGATAGGCACATGGACAATGCCCTATTTGACATATCTGGATGAGTTAGTGGATGGTGGTGTCGATAAGACGGGCAAGAAATTGCCTCCGGTTCTCAAAGATGTTGTGAATTTATCGACAGAAGTCGCCGTAGATATAACTGTTCAGTTTCCTAAAGGAAAATTGGCGACTATGTCTCAGCCGGATATCGATACGCTTTTGAAACTTACGACGACTGTATCTACAACGAATATGCATTTATTCGATGCTGATTGCCGTCTCCATAAGTATCTGACGATAGAGGAAATCATAGATGACTTCTTTGTGACAAGAATGAAAACCTATCAGAAACGCAAGGAGGCACTCTTATTAGCGATGGAAACTCTATTGGTTCGATTGTCAAATAGGGCGAAATATATCTTGGAGACATTATCTGGTGAGGTAGATTTGCGTAAGAAATCGAACCAACAAGTGGTGGATTTGTTGAAGGGTCGCGGATATGTTGAGTTAGAAGGCGATTATAAGTATTTAATCAAACTACCTATGGATTCAGTCACAGAGGAAAATGTGGCCAAGATACTTCAGGAGAAGGAGGAATTATCAAAGGAATTGGAGGTTCTTCGAGGGACTAGTTTGGAAGAGATGTGGTTGAAGGAGCTCGATGTATTTGAGAAGGAATACACAAAGCTCATGAAGAAATAATCGTATTTATAGATATAGATAGGAATAGACATAAATAGAATATATTTTTTTATGATGAATTGGCATGAATTGTCATAAAGAAATAATATGAGGGATATATAAATGGACCCAGAGGAAATCAAAAATGAAGAAACCGAAAATAGAGATATCAATGAAGAAAATGAAGAAAATGAAGAAAATGAAGGTACAAGTCGGGCACGTCCTCTTCAACGAAATATAAATCGTCCGCGTCTTCCTCATAGAAGACAAAATACACGTCCTATCCGTGTAGAAGGAATTAAGGAAGGAGAGGTAGATGAAAATGGAGTAGCAGTAGCCGAGGAAGAAGAAGTCCTAGCTGAAAACCAGGTATTTACGTTTATTATTCATGGAACAATGGACGAAGATGAATCCAAGATCGATGATGACGAGGATTTGGAAAAACGCAAAAAATACATATATGATTTGAGATACTGGGCCTGGAAGAGATTAAATGCCGTTTTAGAAAAGGGGAGAAATCCCGTTGCATGGGAACATGTAATGGCATATTATTATCGTCATTCAGAAGACAGTATATGGTCGAAAATGTTCTCTCCTCCGGTGTATTGGTCTCCAGTAGACAGTTTAGGAAATGTAATGACAAAAGTGACAGAGGCAGGAGTATTCGGCAAATACGATTTTGCCAATGCTGAATTAACAGAAGCCAATATATCGATAGTCAGAAATATAGCCAAATATTTGTATCAAGAAAACACGGTTTTGTTATATGGGTTCTCGGTAGGCGGATTTGTTGTTCAGAGAATATGCGAAATATTGAATGTATGTGTCAAAAACGACCGTCTATCCGAACTCATTTTGGGAGTGGTTCTCAATGATCTTATGTTAAACCGTTTCAAAGTGGCTACATTCGGAAGTAGTTATATTGCTCCGATGGATAGAGTAAAAGATGTTCGTATAATGAATTATATTCTTTTGGACGATGTAGTAACTCGCACGAATTTTTTCGAATTCGGATTAGGTTTTACTCTGCCCACATTCGAAGAATTTACAGAAGAAGACGGCGATAGTGGATTTGTTCTCAATCATTCGCGAAAGAAGTTATATCAATTCATGGCTTATAATGATACGAATATTTTTTATCTACAAAAATGGAGCACAGAATGGTTGATTTATGAAAAACCCGAAGAGATCCGAAAGAAGAATTTTATTGAATATAAAATAGATGAACTCAAAAATAAATATAGTAAGCATAATGCCAAATATGACTTGCTTTTTAACAAACTCTTGAAATCTCATGCTTATGCCATTTCAGAATTGGATACTGTAGAATATACTCGTGTTATTGAAGGTCAAGCTGCTGTAGTTGCTGCGACCGATATTCCGGTTCCGGTTGCTCCCGCTACAAGAATAGATGTGAGGGTTGTAGAGCCGGTTGATACAGTGGAAGAATTAGTGGTTCAGGGTGTTGTCCGGTTGAGTGATGATTTTTATGCCAATCAGCGTAGTTATGTCAGTGAAGAGAGCAGACAGGCACGTATTGATAGAAAGCTACGAGAGGCCCAAGAAGCACGAATAGCATTAGATGAAGCAATGCAACGAAGAGAGAACCAAGTAGCACAAAGAGCCGCACGTGCTCGTAAGAGAACGGCTATTAAAGAAGTAAGAGAAGAGATGAATGATATATCGCATCATGCTGCTGATGATATTTTGGAACTACATCATGACCAGAATGTGCCGATTATTGTGGCAGAAGAACCAGAGCAGGATATGCTGGATTTCTCACTTATTATGGCCCAATTGGAAACAAAGGCTATGTTTTTGAAGGGGGATGGACTCATCAATTTAAGATCTCTTACGAGGTCAGCGATTGACCGTGGAAAATCCAATCGAACTAGATTACCGGCGGCTGCTGCAGGTGGTGGTGTTCTATAAATAGGTTCTCAGCAAACGTCATAAAGAAGTATGGGACTATGAAATCTTTTTGACAAATTTTTATAGAGAACCTTAGTGCTATAGTATCATATAATATTTATTATATGATACAAAAAAATATCTTTAAACCCTTGAAGAATTAAAATGGGACATTTTAATTCTCCAAGGGTCAGATATCAGTAACGATTTGAAATGACGCCCCATAGGGGCGTCCCATTTTAAATCTTCACTGGTATAAACTCTTTATTTTTTCTCAAATGATAAAAAGATGTTTACTTTTTATTTATTGGTTCAATAACTTCAAGTTGTTCCGGGACAAATACATTTTGAACTTCAACGATTGGTTCTTCTGACTGAAGTTGAAGTTTTACAATACCTGTAATAAATTGTTGCGCTTGTTTTTTATTATTTTCAATTTCTGTTTCTAATTGTTTGATGAGCGCATCATTATATTCACAATACTCAACAATTTCTTTTTGGCGTTCAAGAGTTGGTATATGGATTTTAATTGATTTTAAACTTGAACCGCTTAATTTTGGATGTGCTGAACCTGTTCTAAACTTTTGAAAATCTATTGTTTGTAGATAATAATATGTATATGATAATAAAGTATCATTTTCAAATTCCATTCTATGCACATCCCCAGAACACCAAAACTTACCATTTGATATATGTAATGAACCTAATGAACCGGTTCTTGCTGTCAATAAATATTTACCATCAAATATATAACTATCAACATAATCAATAATTCCATTCGCTCCATAAAATGGATATTCTCCTTTTTTTCTGTCAGTAGCAACAACATCTTTGCCTGTTTTTACTTCTTTGAATACATCACCTAATTCTTTCACAACATTCTCGCCAAATATTTTTTGATTACTCAAACAAAACTCATTCAACTGCTTCAATTCCGCAATTTTTTCATTACTTGTTTTGTTTGCCTTTTCGTATATGAAATCCAAATATTTTACGATTTCTTCTTGGCGTTCAAGTGGGGGGATTGGGATTTTTACACCGATTACTTGAGTATATCTAATAAATGGTATTGCGGTCCCTTTTTGATTTGACATAAATTGTGGTTCAAGTATTATTTTTGAATAATAGTATAAATATTTATCAATCATTATGTTAATATTTTTACTTTTCATAGTAAAACATTGAGACGCCCAAAATGGGTTTCCATAATTATGATTTACATAACCTGAATATGCACCAGTTCCGCATACGATTGTTTCATTACCATTTCTATTATTCGCATTATGAAAACCAACAATTTTAAACCCACCACCAAATATAGGTATATTACCCTCAACCATATCTTTTTTATCAAGTTGAGAACCATTTTGAAATTCACAAACCTCTCCAAGTGTTTTTACAATAACACCTTCTTCATATTGTTCATCTTGTGTTTCATCTTTCATATATTCAGCATAATTAAGTGAATATGAATTACTCGCTATTTTCTCAATAGGAACTTCAACCAATAGATTTTTTACATCTTCATAAGGATTGTAATCATAAAACTTCACTTTGGTTGTTTGATGCGTTTTTGAAAACTTGTAATCTCTACCAGTTTCTTTTTGAGTTTTTGATACTTTAATTTTGGTTTCCAAAACATCAGTTCCTTCTCTCTTTTTCACAAAGTAAAACACACAGGTTTTAATGGATGTGTATGTAAATATACCTGATGGTAGATAATTAATTTCTTTCAAATCACAAGTTTTCATAAGATATTCTCTAATTGCAACTAATGTTGTGTTTGTTTTTGAAAATAAATCTTGTCCGTCAGGTAATACAACCGCACATTTACCATTAATCTTTAAAATGTAAATAATGGCTTGAATAAACAAGCTAACAGCATTATCGGTTTTGATAGGAACATATTCAGACTTCAATGGACTTTGAAAATCATCATATTTCAATCCCTTAATTCCAAAAGGTGGATTTGCAAGAATATTATCAAACTTTCTTGTTATAGGAACACGAATACTATCACCTCTGTCTAGGCCATCAAACATATGACCTGATGAAATTAACATATTTGAAACTGCCAATTGGTATGTATCCGGTTCCAACTCTTTACCATATAACCCTTCTGTTTTGATGAAATCCCAGTCAGGTTTAATGTTTTTAGCAGTTGCTTGTTGTAAAATGTATTGTAAATAGGTAATCAAGAACCCACCAGTTCCCATAGTAGGATCTCCGCAAGTATCTATTTTTCCATCCGGATGTATTTGTGGATTGATTAATTTTACCATCATTTTCTTGACTAATGGTTGAGTAAAGAATTGTCCTAATACTTTACCTGTCATAATATCTTGAATAACTTCCTCATATGCATTACCCAAAACATCGAATTCTGTTTGAGATAAGTCAAGTGAGTGGAGTTTATCAATTAATTTTTTATAGGTTGATTTATGTTGGATATCAAACCCCTTGCCTTTCAGAAAAATGTGTTTTGTAGTAGGATGATTTGATAAAATGTCGTCCCATAAAAACTTCATATTTACAGGAATATTATCCTCTTTTTCACTTGCTAAATTACTAAAACGAACTAATTCCAATAATTTATGTTTATGTTTTTCAATCATTTCATCTTCAATATGACTAAAATCATATTCATAATTATCAATATTTATTTCACCACCAAAATGGGGTTCAAGTAATTTTAATATTAACAAATAAGACAAAGTTCTTAATGCTTTCTCGCCAGTTAAACCTTCATTATCTCTCAATATATTTAAACAACTTTTGAATACACTAATAAGCGTGGTTTTATTATCCATTTTAACTTCTTTTGTTTGACTAATTTGTTGCATTTCAGTTAATGTTATACAAGGTGCTTTCTTATTTTGGTGTCTTGTGAAATCAATTTTTTGATTAAAGACCTTTTTACACAAATCGCAGGAATATTGTTTTGACATTGCCATATATAATAGTATAAGATATTATTTCTTTATATTAAATTAAATCAATTTTTTATTCAATTTTATAATAAAGTATTTTTTCCTTAATATTCCCTAAATATTACAATAATTAAAGGAATATCCCAACCTATAAAACAACTTAAAAAGATAATGGTATATATAATTAAGTATGAGTAAAGAAATTCAATTTGAAAAATCGTTTGCATCTAATGAAAAATCTAAATATTGGAGTAATAAAAATAAATTAAAACCAAATGAGGTTTCAAAATCATCAAATAAAAAATATATATTTAATTGTAATTTATGTAATCACGAATTTGAAAGTTCATTAAATGATATTGTTAGTGGTAGTTGGTGTTCTTATTGTGGTAATCATTCTAAAAAATTATGTAGTATTGATGAATGCAAAATGTGTTTTGAAAAATCTTTTGCTTCACATAATAAATTTATTTGTTGGAGTGTTGAAAATAAATTAAAACCGAGAGAGGTTTTCAAAAAATCCAAAAAAATATATTTATTTGATTGTGATAAGTGTTATCATTCATTTGAAAGTAGATTAGAACATATAAATAATGGTCATTGGTGTCCTTATTGTGTTAATCAAAAATTATGTAAAAATAATGATTGTAAAATATGTTTTGAGAAATCATTTGCTTCACATAATAAATCAGTATATTGGAGTAATAAAAATATAAATAAACCAAGAGATGTATTTATGTCATCTGGTAATAAATATTGTTTTGATTGTAATAAATGTAATAATACATTTGAAAGTTCATTAGACCATATAAAACAAGGTAAATGGTGTTCTTATTGTTTATATAAAACAGAAACAAAACTTTATGAAAAGTTGAAAGAAAAATATTGTTCTTTAATTCATCAATATAAAGTAAAATGGTGTAAAAATAAAAAATATTTACCTTATGATTTTGTCATACCAGAACATAAAATAATAATAGAATTAGATGGATTACAACATTTTCAACAAGTAGGAAATTGGAAATCACCACAAGAAAATTTAATTAGAGATAAATATAAAGAAGATTGTGCAAATAATAATGGGTATTCAATAATTAGAATATTACAAGATGATGTTTATAATGATAGATTTGAATGGTTAAATGAATTAGATAAAAACATTCAAAAAATTATAAATGATAAACAAATTCAAAATATTTATATTTGTAAAATGAACGAATATAATTTATTCAAATAATAGCACCCATTTTCTTTTTTTTATTGACAATAATAATAATATCCCTTAAATCTTTAACATTATAGTATTCAACCCATAAACCATTTGGTGGAAAATTATTATCTAATTTACATAATTCTTTACATACAATTGACAAATCTAAATAATGTTTCTTTATTTCATTATGTAATATTAATAATTCATTTACTTTTTCAATACAAGTTTCTAAATCATAATATATTCTTTCAATACTTAAATATTCAATCCAATTAGTAAATTGACCATTGTATGTTAATTCAGGTTCAACTGATAATCTATTATCTTTTTCACACAATTTAAAATATTCTTCTTTATTATTTATATTTTTACTTACTATTATTTTTCTTGCTTTTTCATAACTTGTTCCAAGAGTTGTGCGTTTTATTGTTTTTAATCTTAATTTTGTAGTTAATTCCTCATCGTAATCTCCAAAATTATCTACATCATTAATATATTTTTTGCTTATTGAAATTGTATGTTTTTTAACTTCAATATTAAATACTTTTATTTTTTGTGTAATAGTTTCATCTTCTAAACCCATTTGATAAATAACTTCTCTAACTTTTTTTAAATCAGGATTATTATTATTTTCTAACCAATCATCTTTATTTAAAATTGGTAATATAATTTTTGTGATTTTATTAGGTTGATGTTTATTTTTTCTACTTGCTCTTAATGCGGATTGAACTATACGAATATTTGAACTCATATTTTCTGCAAATACAACAGCATCTATATTATGATTATCATAACCTTCGCCCAAGCAATAGACACAAGTAATTATTCCAAACTTCGCCTTTTCAAAATTATTTATTATTTCTTTTTGGTCTTTTGATTTCATTTCACTATGATAATTTGAATAATATAAATCAGGTATATCAAAGTAATTATCGTCTATCAGCATTTTTATATATTGAATTAATTTCAATGAATTATCCTTGTTATTTGAATATATCAATAAATGATGTGAATGTCCATCAAATATGCTCTTCAAAGACGCAAATGCACTCAAAAATAATCTCTTATCATTTTCTTCTATAATATGAAATCTTGATAACTGTTGTTCTAATTGTTCTTCCTTTGTAATAATGGTCTGAATAAGATAATCACAAATAATATTATTATTAATTGCCCAAAGCAAACATTTTCTATCTATTATTTCTCCAAAATATTCAATATTATCATTTGAAACTACAATACCATCATCGCAGATACTTTCCAATTGTTTAAGTGTAGCAGTTAATGATAATTGTTTTACAGATGGAATGTTTAACATTTGAATATATTTTTTTGTAGTATTTGCTAATTGCATATTATTTGTAGTTAAATGATGACATTCGTCATTTATTTTCATATCAAATACAAACCGATTATTTTGTGTTGCAGTATATACTTTGTGAGCAGATGAATAGGTAGTGATTATAATACATTTTTGTTTATTATTTTCTAAAAATTGCATTATATTTTCACTATCTATGCCACTTGAAACAATTAAATATGGCACACTTTTAAACAAAACGCAAATAACTTCTTCCCATTGTTTCAATAGTAATTTATTAGGAACTCCAATAAGAATAGTATTTGAGTGTAGTTCTTGTGTAATCCATAATGAAATTAAAGTTTTTCCAACACCACACATTAATACTAACATACCTTTATCGTGCTGTTGAAAGTGTATAACTGACTTCCCAATAATAACCTTTTGGTCATTTCTTGGGGTATAAGATGTTAGTTGATTATTTGTTCTCTTCGATTTTAGTGCATGAATTAATGACTGTATGTTTATTTTTTTAATAGTTTTTTTTACTCTATTGCATCTTACTAAATCACTAACTTCCTGTTTGGATAATTTTCGATATTTAATTCCAAGTGTTATTAGATATGGTTCAATAAGATTAATGATTTTTTTATTATAAAACTCTGTACCAGCGTCATATTTTATATTTAATTCGCAAAACTCATTTTGTAATAAACGTTCAATAAGTCCCATCTTTTCAAATGGGATTTCAAAGACCGCTTCAAAATATCCTCTCTTTATCTCACCAGTAGCGTATTGCGTATCTCTTTCAGGAATATTACTTGCTTTACCTAATTTACATGCATCATGAAGATCATGTGATGGATGGCTTCTAATATAAATGTATCCGTTGTTTGGTTTCATTTTAATAAAGTTTATATAAAGTAATAGTAGTATAATTTACACTTCAATTTTACAATACTAAATTAATTTGTATTCTAATCAGTAAATAAAAGTCATTTTATGGGTCTTACTATAAATTGTTCTCAGCAAATGTCATAAAGAACTAATATTAAGAAGGTCTATAAAATAATATTTCTTTTTGATACCTCTCTATAAAGAATTATAAAACTGTTTATTGAGAACCTTTTTGAATTTATTATAAAAGTTACTACGAAGTGTCAGCAAATGTCATAAAGAAGTAATATTAATGGGGCTATAAAATAATATTTCTTTTTGATACCTCTCAATAAAGAATTATGAAACTGATTTATTGAGAACCTATTTATAATATTTGTATGAATAGGTTCTCGAAAATGTAAAAATAAAACTATTTATAGATAACAAATATGATATATATAAATTATGAAGATAACCTTAGCAGACATTCCTATCTTTTGTCTTACATGCGAACATGAGAACAATGAAAACTCAAAAAGACGTAATCATATGGCCGAACAAATTGCGCCGGAATTCGTCTCTCCCATTATAGGTATTCCGAAAAATAAATCGGGGGCTTCTGGGTTCTTCAGAATGATTGAACGTGGATTAAAGTCCCAAGTAAGAGGAGAACCTTTTAAACCGTTTTTGATGGTCGAGGACGATACCACGTTTGTAAATAATCAAAAAAGCCAATTACAAGTGGAGCTTCCAGATGATGCAGATGTTCTCTACATAGGTCTTTCGAATTGTAGTATGAATTCCTATATGTTTCATTATGCGAATTATTACGAAGCGGTAGAAGGGTTCCCAGAAGTGGTCCGAATAAAACAAATGCTCTCCACTCATGGAATCTTAGTATGCTCGGCCCTAGGCGCAAGCGCTATCCAGAGAACAATGTTAGAAGTATTTCTTTCTGACAAAGCGTGGGATATCCCTCTGGCATACATTCAGCCGTATTATCATGTATATGCTTTAAGGAGACCATGGGTATATCAAGATGCCGAATATGGTGGAGATGAGGCATGCACGAGAATAACGTTAGAAGGAGGGGGTCATCCATTGCCTCCGGAGTTTGTCACAAAGGATTATGCGTCGATTAGAATGTTGGACAATCTCTAAAACCAAGGTTTTAATTCGAGTTGTTTATATTCGCGGTCGTGATGTAGTGGTCTATCAATCGGCATGACTAAAGAACTCTGGTCCTGCATATATTTGACATAACCGACTGCTTCGTTATAGACAGTCGGCACTACATAATCCCATACCAATTTGTTCAATCGTTCAACTTGTTGTGTTATACCATCGGGCAAATGTTCGGCATATTGTAAATAAATACTTCTCATAACGATTTTGAGTTGGTCGATGTTTTGTGGTGGAATAACAATCTTGTTTTTGGACATTTTATAGACACCAGCACGTAATCCATTTTGAAGGATTTGGATATTACCAGCAGAGAAATATACACGGGCCAATAAATTGTCTTCCCAGTCATTGCCTGCTAGAGCACTATTATAAGCCGTCGATTTGTTTTTTAGCGCGATTTTCTCTTGCATTCTGAAAACGGCATTCGGATCGGGGTTCTCAATAATGTTAGCTCGGCCATTATATCGAGAACCTGTTATTTGTTTTAAATAATTATCCAATTCCATTTATCTATCGTATAATGTCTCTATAGAAAATAAGCTACTAAATATTTAGTCATAAATGTTGTAGATATAACAGATTATATCCTCTTCCTATTAATACTTTATACATAACTATCTTTATAAGTTATCTAATATGAAGGGAGGGTTTGCTTCGCTTAGTAGGGGACAGTCCCCTTCGGGTGCATAATCCGTAGGTTCCCTACTAAAAAATAACAATATATATTAAATGGCTTGGTTTTATACAATTGTTTTAGTAGTTGCAACAGTTATCTTAATATTGGCATTAACTATCGTCGGAATTGCTATCACCAAAACTGGAAATAAAGCCCCCTTCCCCGATTTCCAAAATACATGTCCCGATTTCTGGACATTATCTGGGTCTGTTTGTTCTCCTCCAATAACCGGCGTAAATGTTCCTACAGGAACCCAACCTGCTCTTCAACATACAGGTGTAACCGTGTCAAATAACAAAATATCTGCCATTGATATTGGTTCATCTAATTGGACCAGTCTTTGTGACAAACAATCATGGGCTAGTTCTAATGGTATCTTTTGGGACGGTGTTGCTAATAATAATGGTTGTTCATAAAGTCAGTTGCTTACATTTTCTTTATGACTTTTTTGTATATGTCATAAAGGAATGAATATGTGTTGATATATTAGAATGGACACCTTTCATATATTTACAATCATAATAGCAACCTTAGTATTTTTAGGATTATTTATTTATTCGGCTGTTATTTTTTACAGTGGGAAAAACAAGCTTTTCCCTCCAGATATGGCACCTTGTCCTGATGGATGGAAATTGAACCCTGATGGCAGTTGCAAAATTCCTGCTCCTGGCCCAACGGCTAATCTGGGTAATTTAGCAAAAACGGGACATCAAATATACCTTTATGACAATATCAAAAAGCCTAATTATAGTTATTTGCCGACTTATTATGATATCGTCACGGATGAGACATATAAGGGACGTGTAGATGAACGATTGCCTTTGGGATATTATACAGCGGATATTCCTTATGGGTATGATACGGAGAACCCACAATTAGGGTCTGTTAATTTTGCTGACCCAGGATGGTCGTCTTATGGGGATCCATATTGTGCCATGAAAAATTGGGCTAAAACACAGAATATCCAATGGGATGGACTTTTGTCTTATAATAATAGCTGCTAAGACCCGGGGGGGTCTATCGGGTATTTGACCCGGGGGTCTATCGAGCCTACGATATGATTTCTTTATAATGTCACAAAGAAATTATATATTCATTAAGCTACAGATAGCCTTTACAACATTATTGTATTCTCTCAATATTTGTTCTTTATGTATATCGTCAAGTTCCATAATATATTTTAGTTGATATTCATTGAGAACTCGCATATTTCGAATATCGTCTTTTATCATAGTGAAATAATCAACTTCTAATATTTTATCCGGTGGTCGTTTATAGTATTCGGGTATAATCATATTACAATTACATAATCCATATTCAGTTGGTTGGTCATATGTCCCTATTACATCACAATTCATTTCGGGTAATTGTAATTCTATCGATAATCTTTTACATAAATTTGCTTTCATAACATAGGTCTCATCTGGTTCATCGATTATATTATCAAAAGAAGACCGATTAGAAGAATAGTCTTTTTTATCTCCTACTAAATCTCGATTATTTTCTTCTATAGTTTCAGGGTTCATTAACTAATTAAATATAAATTATTTTTATATTTTTTCGTTTTTCGTTTTTGATAAAAAATAAAAAAGGCATTTGCCTTGTGGTTTATTTCTTTTTTTATAAATAACTTACCTCTTTTTACGCAAATGTATCGAACACTCTTCTTAGATTGACACGAACTTCATCCAAGTCAGCTCTTGTGGGTTTTACTGAATCAGGCACAGAATGGTCTATCAGAATTTCTCCTCTTGTCTGTGAAAAGTTCCGGATAATTTCCCCCATTTTGTCCCACATGAAATCTCCAACTCTTTCGGTATCTTCACAAACCTCATATTCGTCCTTGTAGCTCATCAAAGCACCTACGAGTTGATACATTGTAACACCTTGTTTTAATAAAATGTCAGTCATGTATTCAATCGACGGAACTGCAATCTCATCTTCGTCATCTCCATAATAAAGTGTGTTATCATCATCGAGGTCTTGTTGTTCGATTTCCGTTCCTTCTAGACGGTTCATTAGCATTCGAAATCCACGCAGAGCGAATTCTTCTTCTTCCTCTGAATTAGAATCACTTGATTGAGAACTTTCTTCAGAACTGCTATCGCTCCAATCATCCTCGTCATCTTGTTCGCGTGTATCTTCGGCCATGATAGAACGGCAACAAGGACATCCGAACCCATTATGGGCAACATTCATCATCAAGCATTTTGTATGAAATTGATGACCACACTCGGTCGTAACACAGTTTTTCTGTCCTTCAATCATCTCAAAGCAAATCGGGCAATCAACGCTCATTTTAGATAGTATTATTAGTTCTCAAGAGAGAAAGTGTGCATTCAATTATGTTTAAAAAAAGTCAATCGATTTTTTCATTAGGTGTCATAAAGATATATTGATAATATTCAATCAATTTACTTTATGACAAATGAGAACAAATCTTTTATGAATTGAATATCGGATTTATCTATTTCCTCCTCAATATAAAGTATTTCGAGAACTTGTCGTAAATTATCATGTGAATAAACTGCAATAAGACATATGATACCTTTATATTCAAATGTATAATCCAAATGGTATCCTAGATTATCACTATCATATTCATCTGTTATACTAGTAATCATTCCATTTATTCTTTCAATATCACTGTCTTTTATATTCAATTCAATAATTTCGTTTTTATAATGAGGATTATTATAAAGACTAGTAATTTTATCAATAAGAGAACCTGATTTATAAATATAGTCGCAATTGTATTTTTTCATTATAATAATATACATACTGTATATTATGATATTTTTATGTTTCAAATGTCATAAAGAATAATCAAAACCAGACTCCATCATATGATTTTTTTTTGAGAACCTTTGGTCTGGGATTTGTGTATTTTTTATTTTCCTCATTCTTTATTTCAACTATTTTTTCATATATGTTTTGATATATGGGTATAACGGTAGCAACCTTCTGACTATTTTCTTCATTCTTTACATTTATATTCATTTCAACATCGACAATACGGATACGACCCATGGCAGAGAGCGAAGTCAAAGTCACCATCTTCGACAGAAGGAACAGAAGGAACAAAAGAAAGAAGGTCTGCTACGTTTTCCATTATATATTTAATATACATTTTCTTTTTTGGAACTTTCATAAATAGAACCATCTATTACATATGTAGTAACTGTGCCGATGTTTTTCAAAAAGACACTCTCCTTCTTAGTAGGTCTTATATCCACTCCAAAATTAATTTCACCAATATGTTCAAATATATGCCTGCTTAATTGGACCGTGTTCTCATCCGCCGTAGATTGCAATCTAGAAGCTACATTCACAGTATTTCCTACAATACACAACCTAGGAATTTCATTGCCTAAAATACCTATATTGACCGCCCCCATATTTATACCAATACGAATAGCCAAAGGAATCTGGTCAGGAGTTGGTATGGTTTTTATCTCCGTTATGAATTCCAAAGCCATTAATATGATTTCCTTTATGACAATTTTATGATTCAATTCTAAACGATAAATATCGCCTACTACCATGTAAGCATCTCCAATAGTCTCTATTTTCTGTAAATGTTGATATTTCTTTATAATATTATCAAAATGGTTATAAATATTATGTAATAATTTGAAAATGGTTTTACTATCATATCTATGGGCTAATTCAGTATAATTTAAAATATCCATAAACAAAACGCAAATAAAATTATATTCTCGATTGAACCCATCATTATTTATGGTTTGGATATATTTTTTATCCAAATCAAATGGCAGGATTTTTTTCAATAATTCCAGTTTTAAGTTCTCATTTGATTGTGGTATTTTTCCATTAAGTGTTTGTTTGGTATTAGAAACAATATTATTACAGAATGGTGTTAGCCGTGGATTATCTTTTTCAAATGTCTGAATATTTTTTATCATATGTGTAAGAAAATTTACGCTTTGTAAATCGATATTTTGATTTATTAATAGTTGCTCTTCTATACGACTGAAAATCATAATATTACAAATAAATTTACACACCGTATCAGAAATATTATAAAATGCATTTATTTGTTGGCTAGATACTAATTGGGTCATTTCCAAGATATGAATACTTATGAAAATAACCCAAATAAGTATAAATGTGTTTGTAAAAGGCATCGTTTGATAGGTATTTAAGTTTTTCAAAAAGAACCATAGAGGAATAGAACATACAGCGGATGTTGTCCAATAAATCCAATGACTTTTAAATGGTATAACGAAAACATGTGGGATAATAGATAGCAAATGATAATGTATTTTTATGTTTTTATAAGGAATATTATTCAAATCGCAATACATTTTTAACATGAGAGGTGTGCTAAAAATCCACATGAGAGTTCGAGATGTTTCATATTGTATTACTGTCATTTGAGGTGTCGCCAAAATATCAATAATATATTTCAAATAAATGGACATTAGACAAATACAATATTTATCATAAATTTTATTTATGAATATACGGATTATTAATGTATATAAGTATAAAATCATCATAAACCAACTGGTTGTGGTTAATAAAAAATATAGGTTTGGTTCATTGGAAAGACTAATGAGTGATGTTTCATAAATAGGTAAATAAATATTTTGAAAGAGTTTGTCTATATTATAATAAATAACCACATAAAAGAATAAAGGTGTCATAAAGATATTATTTTTATTGTTTATATATAGATATATAAACAATGATAAAAAGTTCTCAATCTCTCACCTTATAATGAACAATTCTGGGATATTCACCAAAAGTATATTCCAATTGACCTATTCGAAAAGGTCTCTGATATAATTCAAACATTCCAGTTTCTTCGTTTTCAGTAATCTCGCGTGTTTGCCATTGAATAAGACCCATATTATTTATTTCTGGAACTAGTTCTCTGTCATAAATCGCAATAGCATCTTTGAGAACTTCCAGGTTCTCTGTTCCACGATATTCTTGAATCAATTCAGACAATTTGTCTTGGATTTCCGCTATTTTTTTGCGTTTTGTGAGAACCTTTTCTTCCGTCTCTTCATTGAAATATAAATCCTCATATTCCTTTTTAAGACTAGCCAAATGAACTCCCTGTTTTGTATAATAATCCAAATTATCTTTGAAAAATTCTACTCCATCTTCCTCAGAAATATATCGGTAGAGAACATCCAATTTATCTTTAATAATTGCCTGTTTAGTGAATTCGATGGTTCTCTGATAACTCTCCATCATATCCATGACTTTACCATATTCGCCTCCAAAAAGCTCGATGTGAAAAGCACATGGATGGTCTGTATCACCACATCTGGCAATGTATTTTCGGCCTTCTGTCTTAAAGATAGAACCTACTGGACGGTCGCAATAAGAACATTTCGGTTTCAATAACCCAATTTTCATTTTGGCTTCTTTCTTCGTTTTTGCCGCTTTGAAAATATCGCGTTTGGCTTTAAAGACACGAGTTTCATATTCGTTTTTCATTTGAAAAAATCGCAAAAGAGCCTCATTATAATTGGCCGTTATTTCAGCTTCTTCGTCGTCTCCATTATCTTTCTGCTTTATTTGCACTACAATATCTGTATCTGAATCGAATTCCTCCAAAGTATCCGGCACATTTTCAATGACCAAAAGAGGATTACTTCCACACAAACAAATTCTAAGGGCAATAATACCGGCTAGTTTGAGAACTTTCATCCGATTGTTCTCACATTTTAAAACTTCTAAATCTTTCGGAAGATCCGCCAAAGTGTGTATTTGATTGTCAGAAAGATTTAATGTCTTCAAACCTTGTGGCAATCGGCCTTCCGGAACTTCTCGAATAGCATTTTTATGTAAATCTAGTTCAATAAGAGAAGCCGGTAATTCGGGTATATCCTCGAGCAAGTTCTCAGCACATATTATCTTTGTGACACCTTCTGGAATACCTTGGATAGATGTAATATCACCTGCTACGAATACAAGAGCCGTTATTCCTGTGAAATTACATTTTGAGAGAACCGATAGGTCTAAAGAACCTGAAAGGGGAACACGGACATCAATAGTAGATTCGGTAGGCGATAAATGCTCCAAAATGTCCAAAAAATCCGATTGAGCAGTATTTCCGTTCTCTAAAATTTGATTACGTTGTTCTTCGACGAAACTCATTCTTAAATATATATACTACATTATTCGCATATATTTTCCTTTATGACATCTATTTATAGTCATAAAGGAATAATCAATAAATTGACCTTGGGTCAGTTGTAGGCAGGCCAGTAATAGATGCTCTACTAGCAATTGATGCCTGGTGGTCTTTATAAAATCGGATTTTCGACAATATATAATCCTGCTCTTTCAATTGTTTTTGATAAGCGGCTTCTGGTGATAATCTATTTTGATAACAATAATAGAGAACCAGGCCGGCAATTGTTAAAAATCCTACTAAAACACCGAAATTCAATGCATATAAATAAATATTCACACGATTTGAATGACAGTTCTCCAAAACCGACGACATATAATATCTAGCGCCGTTCTCAATTAATCTTGGCCCCTCAATGACTTGGTCCATATATTTCTTTATGACAAATTCAAAGATTTCAATAAACGACCTTTATTACTGTCATAAAGATGATATTTATAAGAGAATAACAACGGCGGTATATGAAAAAATGGCTAAAAGAATGGCAACAACCCAAACTGGGAAAATCGTTTTATCACGATATCCTAATCCGAATGGTCTAAATCCACCTAATTCATTATAAGCAAATCCTGGTTTCAAAAAATGAAAAATAGAGAACAATGCTAAAAATAAAATAATGGCTAGAATTAATTTCTGTCTTCGTAGAGGCATCTATATTATTTATATAGAATGTTCTCTAATCATCTCCGAAATCGTTATCACTTTCATCATCGGAATAAAATTCGCCATCGTAAAAGTTCTTTTTAAGAGAACCCAATCCTGATAGCAAGTTCTCCTCTTCTTCCTGTGGATTAAATACATCTGGTAAAGAACTGGCATCAACCATTTCACGTAGAGGGTCATCATCACCATCGAGACCCGTATCTCCATGTATTTCGACGAAATCTGCTTGACGAATACCGTGTTTCTGTATATCGAGTGCCTCTTCCTTTTCTTGCTCTCGAACTTCTCGTTCGCTTGTTTGTTTGTCATAAATAAAAATACCCTTCTGTGTTCCTACATTCCATTCATCCAGTTTGAGTTTTTTCTTTTGGTCTTCCACTCTACGTTCATCTTCACTCATATTCTTGAACCTCTCTATAATACGGGTTTTCTCTTTGTCTTTCCTTTTGCGAATAGCCGCTGCAATGTTCTCATAAGACACATCAATTTCGGATTTGTTTTTACGAGTAATATTAATAAATGCCAATAACATTTTGGCGACGCGGGTTTTCAATTCATCGCGATTACCTGCCCTAATCTGGATTTCAGTCATATCGCCATATACTTCGCGGTATTCCTCTGCCAAATCGGTATGTTCTGACGATAACTGATTATCGACATCACTGTTCTCAGCAATAGATGCACGATTAGCCCTTTTTTTTTCAACCTGGTCCAATCGAATCAAATCGGGGTCATCCGTAGCCACAATATATTCGTGTATGACAGATAAAAACACATATTCTAATAAGAGTTGAATGGTTTCTTTGTCAAAAAACGAAAAATAATCGTGAGAACCTACTTTGATGGGTTCTTGAATAGGCAAATTGTCAAAAAACAATCGCAAATCCACAAATCGATGTTGAATATATATAAGCAAACGTCTTAAAGCCAAGTCATCGCGGAATTCTCCCAAAGGTTTATAATAATTGGAAATCGAATTGTAAATACGGGCGCTATCAATGTCGGATAATTCCCAATATTTATGAACTCTTGATACATTTGTGACATTTGTAATGAGAATATTTGGGAAAACACTCGACATTTCATATACCGTATTTTTGACAAAATTAGCGGTTTTGTATAAGGCTCCGTTAGAACCAGCCCATTTCGTCACAAAGGTATTCATGAATTCGGTTAATTTATCCATCTCACGGACACCCAATCGACCATATTTTTTAAGAAAAGAGAGAACACCGGGTCTAAAAGTCCCATGAATGGTTTCAGCTAGTCCGTTTTTGAGAACCCGCATAGCAGCGATTTTCTGTTTTTCCGGCTCTGGTAATTTATCAGAGGCTTCACTATCTCCTTCTAGAAGTGTCATGAGTTTCGTTTTGTCATATTTTACGAGAACTCTATAAATGTTCTCTCTTAAGTCCTTATCAATAACAGGACTGGCATAATTGTCAAAAAGAAGCATTAATTCCTTTAAGACTTCTGAACGGTCGTATTTTTTAGGAGCCTGGATCTCCACAATGTTCTCTTTATGAATAATCTGTAACAATTCTTTGAATTGGCCTACTGTAAATCTCTTATCATGACGCTTTAAAAACTCGATTTTTTCTTCGAGTTCGCCCTTTGCAGGATATCCTACAGGAATATCTGTCAAGAATTGGTGGAATTTAGAGGGGACACCTAATCCCTTATCCAATTGACAATAATGAATAAAGGCTGCGAAAATATTGGCTTCAGTCGGTTCAGTTGAAATCGGCGGATATTTCAAGGTTCTATCGCGAGGGTCAAAAAGAATTGCTGGTTTGGATATATCAATAGCGGTTCTCAACAATTTTGAAAGAGCTTTAATAGAACGGACATATCTCAAAATATCCGGATTATCTTCACTAAAATATAGAATAGGGACAATTTGTTTTCGGTCATTACAACAAACATTTTGAACATAGGGGATTCCAGAAGAAGCACCGACAAGTATTAATTCTTTATCTTTAACAATTTTACCTATATCACTAATAATAGAGAACCCTAATTGTGCGATTTTTGAACGAAGTGCAAGCATATCATCATGTTGTCCTTTTTGACCTTTTCGCATGGCTGACAAAAAATTGTCTTTGAAATCGGGGCTAACACTCACAGCAGAAGTCGTAAAAGGAACCAATGGCGGAAGGAATTGAAACCATCTATCAATGGAATGTTCTATGGGTATTTCATCGGCCTCATGTATAAGAGCATATTCGCGTTTTTTCAAATATCGTTCATCTAATTCGGGGTTCTTTAATGCAACAGTTGCAATCTTTTTCAATTGTTCATGAATCATTGCCGTAGTTAGTTTCTCCAAAGTATTCCATGGTTCCATCTTTTTCTCCATTTTTGCGAGAACACATGCCATATAAAGAAGACCACTTGTATCTTCATCACCCGTAAGCGGATACCCTTTAAAGGATTTTACACAACCGGGCATGGATTTATTCGTTTGGAAAGCAGGAGTTTCTGTCTGAATTGTCATAAAGAGAATAGTTGCAACAATGAGAACCGTCAATTGTTGGCTGCGTTTCTTATAGGGTGGTAATTTGATTCCTTTCTTTTCTTCAGCCTTTTTGGCTTCTCTATTATATTTTTCTTCGGTATCTATTAATTGGTCACATAGATTCACGGATAAGCGGACACAGAAATCGCGGATCTCAGCAAGAGGATGCCCGATTTGTCCAGCCATACCTCCTAATAAATCACAAATCATTTGGGCTTTATCGCCTTCACATACCTGTTTTTCATCTTTAGAAACATACATATCCAAAATGTTCTCAACAGCCTTATCGACTTCTCCCTTCTGAATAAAAGCATGAGTAGTTATTTTAAATCCAGCATCGTCATATCCTTCTTCGTCTGCGAAATCGATTGCTCTTACAGCAAATCCGCTATATTTATCAACAATAGTATTACCCGAATCACTCATCAATCCATGTGTATGACAAATCTCTTCTAACTTTAATTGATAATCCCCTCCTCTAACGAATGTCAATGCCAAGTCATATAAGAAAGCGGGCAATAATTTGGTATTACTGGTTTTGCAATATTTCCATCCAATATCTTCTGATAAAAGTTCCAAAGGTTCTCTACAAAATTGGTCATAAAGGCGTATTATATCATTTTGCTTTTTGACAAAATCAGATTGGCCCAAGATACGGTCTCTTAATTCTAGATGTGGTGAGACGACTGCATCGGTGTATTTCGTGGCTTCTAGACCAATATGATATGCAATATTATTCGCGCGTTCTTGTTGAACGGATTGTATTCTTAGCCATCTTACAAGATATTTCAAATGGTCGGATAATCTGGAATGAAGACTGGCTTTCATATCATCAGATGCCAATTCGAATCGGGAATTGAACTCGCCTCTAATTTTCTTTTCATTTGTCTCTTGAATCTTTCTGGAGGCTTCTTCTAGAGAAATACATTGGTTATCGAGAGAACCTGAAGGTGTAGAAGAAGTTGTTATACATTTTTTATCGGAATTACATAATAATTCTGTTGTGGGTAAAAATGCTTCGTCATCCAAATCATCATCACGTATCCATACTTGACCCTTTCTATAATAATAATAATGAGCAGTTTCCTCACGTTTGGTTTCTTGGATGTATTTACGGCGTTGCTCTAATGTGAAATCATCGGGTAAGTCCGAAAAGTCGGGTTCGACAACGACTAATGCATGGTGTCCGTCTTCGACTTCTTTTTTACCACGTATAATCGTCCTTGCAATGGCCTCAGCATTGTCTCTGGAAGCATCGTGTTTTTGGACCAAGTTCTCAGTAAAAAATCGGACAAATTTTTCGGGTTCCATTTTCGCGCGGTCATCTTTGTATTTGTCCAAAAGATGATATGGCGTGTTGTCATATTCTTTATCGAAAAATATTTCTTTATTATTGTCTTTTGATAATTGACCTATCCCGGTGTATTTTTTGGCGAGAACCTTTTTATGACAATCTTCGGCTTGAACTCGTTCGTTATGGCTCATTTCATCGATGGGGTCATCTTTTAATAAATCGGCCAAGGAACGTGGCATATGAAGGGCAACCATCAAATTTTGAATGAGGGTTGTCAAAAGAACCCCATTATCCATATCCATAATCTTCTTTATGACTTCATATGTAGAAAACCCTTTTTGGAATACTTCTTTATCAGGGAATTGGTATCCGATGAAAAGTTGTTCTTGTAGTTCGGGTCTTTCTAGAAGAAATCGAAGAATAGAGAGAACATGGGGGTCAAAGTTATATTTATAAGTGGCAAGAGTGCCAAACACCTTTCTTTGTGTATCCAGATTCTCCTTTTTCTTATGAATTTGGTCAATAATAAAAGCACGAATTTCCAAATATTGTTTATAAGAGATATCACCGGAATAAATGTAAAAGGGTTCTAATGCTTGGACAACGGCGACGAATGATAGTTTTTGTGTGATGTGTTTTCGAATAATACGGATCAATGTTCTCGTTTTCGGAATAATAGCCTGTAAGAATTTGCCGAATTTGTCGTCTTCTTCGGTTCTCTGTTGAATGTCAGAAAGAAGATAATGTCGCATGGTTTGCAAGAACTCGTCATCGGCTTCTCCTTCGGTTCCTTTTTCTTTTCCTTCTGTTTTCGGGTTCTCTATTTCAAATTCTTTTCTCAAATCTTCTATGACGAAAGGCGCAATCGTTTTATTTTTCTGAAGAAGTTTGAAAATCATAAGGGGGAACATATGCAAATTGGCTTTTTCCAAAATAGACGTTTCGGGTAATCGAACACGTGATAATTGGACAACGGGAGAAGGAAGTGTAATGAGAGATTTGACAAACATTTTATCGGGTTTCGTCATGGGAGTGGTCTCGATTTTGTCCCTGCCACTACCTCCAGAACGAACCATTGTGCGTTTGTCCAATCCCAAATCATATTTCTGTATGACATATCGACGTTTGATGATAGCATCGTTTTTGATAACCGAACTGTAAAACTCATCGTAGTTATCAACAATGGTTTCTAGAGCGGTTTCGACTTGTTTTTCCGATAAAAATCCGGGGTGTTCGGCGGGGTCTTCGAAAGGGCGCATCAAGTCTTCTAATTGTTTATAGACTTTATAATACTTACTTTCGTCTGCTAATGTGCGGTCATTGTAATAGACGTCTTTTTTGATTTGTTCTTCTTCATTTAAAACATTGTCAAAAATAGCGGTTGAAGTGTCACCCATAATGGCATCACCACCTTCTTCATCATTTTCCTTTTGATCAGGCGATTGATATATTTTCTTTTTGATAGAAACTACAGGGAGAACCCAGTCGATTTTAGTATCAGCTGATTGAATACGTTCTACAAGGGGTTTATGTAATTGCGGATTATTTCTTTTGAATCGATTAACATCACCATTTTCGTCAAAAATGGAGAACTTATTACGAAGTTCTCTAAAACGCGCAATTAAAGTATGTATTTTGGCCATAATGGCCTGAGTTCTTTTTGTTGCAGGAATAGTAGAAAGGAGTTCGTCCAAAAGAGAACTTGTTTGTAAGTCGAGTCCATATCGGCGTTTGCTTTCTGGTAATTCGACGAACTGCTCAACATCTTCTAAATCCTCACCGAAGATGACTTCTTTGGATTTGGCTATTTCAGCACGTAAAATATCGAGAACATTGTCTTCTTGTTCGGCTTCTTCATCGGCATGGATAATAGATTCGCCGGTTTCTAAATATTCTATAGTAGGTTCTTTTGATGATTTATCTGTAGGTTCCTGTCCTTCCTGACTTTCAATTGATTTTTGAGAACTATCGAATCCTGAAGGTTTGTCTCGAATAATGATTTTTTTAATGGGGATATATTCGGGGATACCTTTGTATTCGAAATCAATATAAATGATATCCATTTCGGGGACGGTTCTCACTTCTATTTGGTCTTCTTCTAAACTGGTAATTTCGCCGGTTATAATGGTAGAGATATCGCCTCCAATATGGATTTCGATCCAAGTTCCGACTAGTAATTTGTTTTGTCTGGCATAACCAGTTTCTTCACTTCGACTTAATAGAATAATTTCTTTGATGGATTGGTCAGATAACATGGCGGTTTCTTCGTCTTTAGAAAGCTGAACTTCTTCGAGACTGGCAACATCGATGAGAACTATTCTGCGTTCATTAATATATTCAATAAAAAAGGTATTTTCGTGTAGAAGTTCATTGGTGGGCGCGAGAATTTGTATAATATCACCTAATCGGAGTGTCATAAAGGAACCATCTTTATTATTTTCTGTATCGGATTCATCTCGATTTTCATTTGTGTTCTCTTCATTTTCTTCATTCTCTTCATTTTGACTTTCTTTTGGATTTTCATTTTCTCTATCATTTATTTCTTGTTCTCGGAGTTCTTGAGACATTCTATTATAGAATAATAGAATATTTATTTATACCGAATTCTCAGATAGAGATGCTTCTTGAATAGGTTCTTTGAGAACTTTCTTCTTAGATATTCTTTTTGTAGGCTTCTTTTTGGGTTCTTCTCCTTCTTCTGGAACGGGTTCTTGTGCCTTTTTCTTATAAGTGCGTTTCTTTTTGGGTTCTTCTTCTTCTTCTGGAACGGGTTCTTGTGCCTTTTTCTTATAAGTGCGTTTCTTTTTGGGTTCTTCGATTACTTCTAGAGGAGTTTCTTCTGGAACGGGTTCTTGTGCCTTTTTCTTATAAGTGCGTTTCTTTTTGGGTTCTTCGATTATTTCTGTAGTTTCTTCTAGAACAACTTCTTCGAGAACTTTTTTTGCAGGTTTTGATTTAAGAGTTTTTCGGAATTTATCAATACAAGCACGTCTCTTGGTCATAATTTTGACGATTTGTTCTTCTGTCATTGGTTTATTTTTTCTCATTTTCGGAGTTTTCGGTGCGTTCATTTATAATATACGAATAAAAAAATGTATTCGAACCGGGTAATTTCGGTTCAACCGTGTATTCGAACCGGGTAATTTCGGTTCAACCGTGTGTCATAAAGGTATAATTGAGAACAATATATCTTTATGACTTACTAATAGATCTTATTATGAAACAATGGTTTGCGAGGGCCTAAAGACGCTTCACCAAAATCTAACACAATAACCTCTGGAAGAGGCGATTTTTCGGTCTGTCTCACAATAATATTACCACCATGTAAATCATTATGATGTAAAAGTTCTCCAGAAAGACTTTTATTTATTTTGATTACTTTATCATAAATATATTCCATATTTTGGGTCGAATAGGTGGCTTCTCTCAAAGTCAATCCTTCAATATATTCCATTATTAAAAACAAGCATTTATAATGATATCCGTTATCATCAAAAGCAATTTTTCGAATTTGTCCCCAAGAATATAATTCTGGGGATATGAAATCGAGTTTTTTATATAACTGGTTAGCATATAATTGAAAAGTAGCTTCGTTCTCGAAATTGGCTTCAATCGATGATTTTAGAGAAGGACAATTGGGGTCAAAAATATAGACTTTTACCATGACATCACGATAGTCTCTGTAAGTATGAAATAATTTGACAGT